AAAGATTTTGTATATCAAAAGAAGATGAATTTGTCACAGCAGAACTCACGCCAGCAGATCCTCCATTAGGTAGGCTTTTACTAACGACATCCTTCATTGTTGTTTCATATTCTCCAGTAGCTATATCGCTTTCCTTAAATAACTCTATGCTTTGGAAAGGATAGTATTTAGCTACAGATATTTGATCTTCGTTAGTGTAGTAACCAAGAGTTTTTTGTACATTTATTTTTCTTGGCTGATTTCTATTATCTGTCCAAAACAACAAGTCCTCCAAAAGGTTTACACCAAAAATAAGGTTTGATTTACTAAAGTTTAAAAAAGCACCTTCAACTAATTTAGTCGCTGTATCAGTGGCAATGTTGTATTTATATATAAAATGATTTGACCCCGCGCCTGTAGGTACATAACTATTACCAGTGTTGTCCGTTAAAAACACATAAACCGTGCTACTTGAATCATCTGCAAAGTAACCTATAGAAGAAACATTTGGAATGTCTTGTGTTAAATCCGCTATTTTAATATTACCCAATATGTTTTCTAAAGCGCCAACATCTGATCCTTCTGATTTACTAACCTGAGCGTTTTGTGCATGTCTATATTCTCCAGACGGTAATAATCTACTGTCAAGATCTTTATTCATCTTGGATCTTATGAACGCATTTTTAACTTCTGCCATTTATTTTAGTGTTTTAACCATTTAGACTTACCTCTCATAACCTGAACAAACTCGTTAAGTTTGATATTAGATAGTCTTAATTTAGCATTTCTAAGCTTAGCGCTTTTTTCTCTTTTTAATCTATTTACAACGTATTCAGGTTGATTTATTCTAGAAGCTATAATAGCGTGGCTTATATAAGCATACATTGCTTCTTCAGCTAGCTTTGGCACTCTAGTATCCATTCCTGTAGAAAGTCCGTCAGATATGTACTCTAGTATTATTATTCTGTTTACCAAGTCAGAAGAAAAAGAAAACTTACCCTCTCTATCGTTTATAGTGAAATAACCGTTGATGTTTGCGTTTTGTGGATCAAGACCATATAATTGGCCAACGCCATAAGATTGCTCTCCATATAATAAATCCCAGCTAAAGTCACCGTTATCTATAACGTCTCTTCTGTTTTTTAAAGCGTTATTACTCCATCTGTCTTCTGTTATAGACGTACCGTCAACGTTATCTCCGAAGTTGTCCTGCATCGGTTGACCATTATCTGACTGTAATGGTATAGCTCCAGGATTAGTGGTCATAGAAGTAGGAGTCATAACATGTTTAACGCCTTGATCATCAATCCAGTGCATACTAACGTAGTTAACGTAGTCTTGTGGAATAGGTAAACTAAGACTGTGAGGTATTGTGAGTTCTTGAGAATTTACGCTTCTTAATGTATCGTAACTGAACTCTTGCATTGCTCTCTTAGCGTGAAAGATAATATCTGTACGTTTAGCGCTTGGTATTAATTTACCAGCACCAACGTAGGCAACTATAAAGTTATTTATAATATCATTTAGCTTTGTGTAAGCATATGAGCCATAATTCTTTTCAACAGTTTCACCAACAGCTTTTTCAGCGTATGTGTTTCCATAATTACCTCCATCCAGTCTCTTTAGTTGAGCTACTATATAAAGGTTGTTAACTGGAGCATCTGTATATGTTATAGTATTTCCAGAAACAGTATAACCTGTAGTAACTTCACTCCAGCTTCCTGGAAGACCATTAGAGCTACTATATAGTTTAAAATTGTTCTTTGTGTAGTTTATATTAGAATCTGAAGCAGCGTACCACTCTAGATCAGTATTGAAAGTTGTAGTAAAAGAAACTGTAGTACCGTCACCTCTAAAACCTTGAGCACCTTCGTAGTATTGTCTATTGTTTTCAGTTATTAATGACATCTATTAGCTTTTTTTATTGTTTTCGTTTTGTTGTATTTCAGAAGCAGCAACTTGTATAACTTGTGGATCTCTAATAATAACTCCAGAGTAAAATAAAATTCTAGTTATAACATTAACTTGCTCACCGGTGTTCAACTCAAAGTTTTGAGAATCTGCAGACGAATAAACATATTGACCTAAGTTACCTAGGTTGTAACCCCAAATTACATTTTTTGGTTTTCTTAAGAAACTAATGCTAACTTCTGATTGTATAGAAGAAGGGCTAACTGTTAGTTTACCACCCTCATATAAGTATGTTGGAAAGTCTTTTGTTGATGCTGTTAAAGGAGATTGCTGTATGTTGTAGAATTCATTACGAGCCAATCTTTGTATTTCTGTTGGGAAACCTGTTAAAGGTGTGTATAGCACCGTGCCTAAGCTATGAAAAGCTACTTGAGAACCAGTAGGTTCTGAGCCATCATATATAACCGTGCCGCCTCCAGCTTCTACCACAGGGAAATTAAATTTACTCCCGCTGTATACGCAGGTTCCTGAAGTTTTGAATGGTGACATTTTTTCGTCGATACTCATTTGTCTATCTGAGTAGTCGTAATCTGATTGTGGCACTCGTAGTTGCTGGTTTAAATCATCGAAGTATTGCTCAAAAACATCTAACTGTACTTGAGTAGATACCCTATTAAATTCATCAGGTGTCATATAACCCCTCTGCTCTTTGTTAAGTATTAACAGAACTGTTTTGTATACTGTGTCTACGTTTATTGCCATTATTTTTTATATTTGTTATAATACAAAGGAGACCACCGAAGTGATCCCCATCATATTAGTATTACATGCTATTTAAGTTTTTTCTCCACAGATTTGAAGACTTCTACACCTTCATCTGTTTTGAAGTACGCTGCCATAGCTGAGTAAGGATTTTCATCGAAAGGAACTGTCATTAGTTTCTTACCATTACTTGCCCAAGAAAACGATCTTTGATCTTGTGATAACTTAATAATCTTAGCTTCTACAGCTTTAATAGCAAAGTTTCTCAATTGTACGTTTTCGTCTTTAGCGAGTTCTAAGAACAAAGCAGGATTCTGCCTTGCAAATAGTAGTAAATCTCTTTTAAGTTCCTTAGATGACATGTTACTAACTCTAGATCCTAGTTCAACCCTTAATATTGCTTCTGACTGGTCAACATCCAGTGACATAGCAGCATTTAAGGCTTCAATTTGCATCTCCATAACATCTAACTCATCTTCAGCTTCTTCAACAGCGTCAAATTCAGTGTATCTAATTCCTTTTAAAGGGTGATACAGTGATAAAAGTTTTTGTAATTGTTGATTTCTTTTTGGTACAAACAAAGATCCGTCTCTAAATAAGATATGACCTAAAGTTACTTCTCCTTTTTGTTCATCTTTAAATGGTGATGACATATTAGTAGCGTATCTTAACTCTCTTTGTTCATTTGTTTCTTCGTCATAATAAAGCATAGGCGACTTTAAACTGTGCCTAGCTGGTATTCTTAACGTTAATGGTTGGTATGATCCTGTGGTAAAGTAAGTTCTATCTTTGATTTCCCACTTTTCATTTGCTTTTACTTTTGTTTTCATGATATAATATAATTTAATAGTTTAATAATTTAATAAGAGTAATAATTACCCCCGTTGATATAACGAGGGTAAGAATTACAGTAATATAATACTACTACTTAGTAAACAATACGAAGTTGTTAGCACCTTGTACACATAAACATCTTTCAGATAAGAAGTTTACTTCCATAGCGTCTAAGTCAGAAGTCATTGCTCCACCAGCAGAACCAGTTAACCATTGCTTCATTCTTCTGTCATCAGCTTGAGAAGCTCTATAACGTACGTGCAAGAATGGACGTCTAATGTTTGTTCCTAATACTTGGTCATAAACAGTAGAAGTTCCAGCAGGTACTAATACACCATCGATAGCAGCAACAGGAGCAGCTACAGCAGCAGCTTCAGTTACACCACCTCTTGTAGAAGCATCGTTTAAGTATTTCCAGTCAGTCTTGTAGAAGTCATAAGAACCTCGACGGAATCCAGAGAATCCTAAGTTCAATGCCATATCTTCAGAGTTCTCAAAGATACCATATGCAGAACCAGCTCCAGCATTTCCACCGTTTAATCCAGCTAACATATCGTCAAATCCTAAAGAAGTTTGTCTGTTTAAGAATAACATGTTCTCTTCAATAGCTCCTTGAGTATCTAAGTTTTTCAAGATAGCGTCAAATTCTCCTAATGCGTCAGCAGCAGCGTTGAATCCAGCTTCTTCATTTCCTCTAGACTTGATAGCAGCAAATAAACCTTCAGTACCTTTGTATCCAGCTGCAGCAGCAGATCCAGCACCAGTTACAGAAGCTTTTTCTCCTTCTACTACAGACATTTCTAAATAGTCTTCAAAACGTAATCTTGTTTCAGATTCAGCTTTTAAATACCATAAGTATCCAGAAGTTCCGTCTTCAGTTGCAACTTCTACCCATCCGATTTGAGCCATATCAGATCCAGATACTACGTATTTGTTTCTAATGATGATTGGAGAGTTAGAGAACTGCGTGAAATCAGGCTCTACGCTTACATAACCATCTGTCTGTGAAGCAGAGTAGTTAGGAGTGCTTGATCCTTTTCCATATTCTGAACCGTATACAAAGATTTTTACACCAGTAGTCGCTAAAGAAGCAGTTGTTGTAGCAGTGTAAGGAGCAACTGTCAATACACCTGTAGAAAGGTTAGAAGCGGTTACAACACACTTTAATTCTGCTCCTAATTTGTCGATAGCAACGATAGTTGATCCAACTGAAATTACATTTTTTACAGTTGCAGAAGGTGTAATAGTTAAAGTATTTGCTTGGTCGTTTAATACATCCGTGTAAGAGATGTGTAATCTATTTTGTTCTGACCAGATTACTTGATCAGAAGACATTGGCATCTCTGCTCCTACCATACGTAAGAATCCAGATAACGTTCTGTTTCCGTAACGCTCGATTTCTTGTTCGTAGATTTCTGGTAAATACTGTTGAGCGAAAGTGTCGCTATCTCCAGGATTTGCTCCTCCGTTGAATGATAAAAAGTTTGTAGCTAATGCTTGTTGTTTTTGTGATGGTACGATACTACCAAATAATGGATCTAATGCCATAATAATTAATTGTTTTTAGTTAAATTTTTTTGTTCTTACTTTTAATTTCGAAGAATCAAAACCGCTAATTGCTTTTACCTTTAACCCGTTAACAAATACATTTCCACTAGAATTTTTTCTAGGTTCTGTGCTTATGTTTTTTGATTTAGCTACAACATCTTTAACCGCGTCGGCTTTACCCTGTTCGTAAAAGTGTTGAGCTATAGTGTCAGCATTTCGCGCTGCATACATAGCTTTGTGATAACCTTTAGCGTCTGCAATATTTCCTTTTTTATCTAGGAACCTCCCTATAAAATTAGAAATGTCAGATTGTGCCTCGGCAACCTCGTTGACGTTTTTGACTCCGTATCTAAATTTTTTCTCACCAACATTAAAATCAAAACCTTTGAAATCATCGTTTAATAAGTTTTTAGTACTTTGTACAAATTGGTCATGCTGTTGTTTTGCAGCTTTTTGATCTTCATTGTAACGGTTGAAAAAATCAGTAGCTTTCTGTTGGTCTTGAGTTACGCCGGGTCTCAACTTGATTTCGTCGTAGTATTTACTCTTTGTTTCCTCTAGAAAGTTTCTAGCTTTTGCAACTTCTTCTTTATACGCAATTTTTTTCTTACGTATTTCTCTTTCCTCATCTAACTCTTCGTCATACGAAAAGTCTTCTAAGATTAAATCTATATCTTCACCTTCTAAATAAGGTTTAGTTTTTTTGTAATACTCCTTAAGTAAAGTAGCGTCATTAACTGTTGAGTAGTCAGCATTCAATCTAACATAGTCCTCAACTGTTCCGCCAGTCTCCTCCATAAAAGAAACTAACTTCTCAACGTTCTCAGGTAAAGCTCTACCTGTTTGTTTGTTTTCCTGCACAGCTTGTTCAACTTGTTCTGTAACAGTCTCAACCTCTTCATCGATAATCTCTTGCATAACTGAATCTTCAGCTACTGCATTTTCAACTTTCGTTGGTTCTTCTTCTTTGACAACAACCTCTTCGATCTGATCTACTTTTTCAGGCTTAATCTCTATCTTTGTAATTTCTGGAGCTACTTTTTCAGCTTGCTCTAGAGTTACTTTTGGCATTTCTACCTTAATCACTTCATTATCAGTGACTAACTTTTTAGGCTTTTTAGGCTTAGCCTTAATTTTGAAGTCTCCCTCTTGTTTTACTATTTCTGACATAATATAATATAATTAAATAATTAAAAAATTCTTTACCTAGGATCAAACTGCTCCAAACCAAAACCACCTAAATTATCCATACCTGCGGATTCAAAGTTTTTTGGTAGTGAGTCGGTTTGCCTTTGGTTTATTAACTCAGATTGTTGAGTTGCTTGTATTTTTGTTCTTTCGTCTTTTCTGTCTTCAATGTCTTGAAGTTTTCCTTTTTCAGCGTCAGCTCTAACTTGAGCTAATTGCATTTGGTATTGAAACTCTTCAGCCATTAACTGCTTTTTTATTTCAGCTTCCTGCTGCATTTGCTGTATCTTAAACTGAGATTTACCTTGTTCTATTTGTAATTCCGTTTGAGCTAAAGCTTGTTGCTTTTGAACTTCAGCCATAGCAGCTCTTTCAGCTGTCTCAGCGTTTGCCTGTGCTTGCGCTTGAATATTAGCTTGTTGTGCTTGCTGCTCCTGATCTCTTTTAATTTTTTGCCTATGCTTCAAAAACTGATTAGCTAACTTTAAGTTTCTAATCTCTCTAATATCTATAGCGTCACTAAGGGCTATGCTACCTGTTTGTAGTGCAACTTGTATATTATTTTCTAACTGCGCTTTTTCTTCTTCTTCTGGTTCTAATTCTAAGAATATACCAAACTCATGCACATTTAAATCACTTATTTCCTGCAACGTAGCTACGTTTACTGAATTTATAGAGTTCATTAACGCATCTTTAGTTAAAGGGAAGCTTAACATGTCTGCTACTCTCAGACTTATATTCTCACATGTTCTAACAGTTACATACATTAAAGACTGTAATATATGTTTAGTTGCTACGTTTGAGTTAGCTGCTGCAAGTTTTTGTAGACCCACTAAAGAATCTTTAGCTGGCATACTGCCATCACGAGCTTCGTTAAGACCGGTTACATCACGTATCATTTGTAAATAATATTGATACGTTTGAATTAACGCTTGTATTTTATTTATACCTGAAGAAGAGTTTAACTCTTGAATAGGTACTTTACCTCTATTAGGATCACCGTCTTGAGTTAAAGATCTTCCAACTATACTACCAGTTGAGAAGTACATATTAAGTGCTTCTTGCGGATTGTAACTGGTTCCATTACCTAAGTCAACTTCAGCTAAACCATCAACGTCTACAAAAACACCATCAGGAACCATCTTAGATAAAACCTGCTGGATTTTTAAATGAGTGATTTGTATCATATCGGTAAAACCAATACATTTACTAACTAAACTATCGATACGACCCTTGTACATTCTTGGCGCTGAAATAGAGTAGTTCATTTCTACCCTTGTTTGATTACTAAAAGGTCTAGTCATATTTTGAGCTAGCTCCCATTTAAGCATTTTATCTTGTCCTAATATCTTAGCGCCACTATATAAAACCTCTATAGATCTTGAAACCCTTTCAAAGTTGTCGTTACTTGGTGGATCAAAGGTGTCAGGTTTTTCAAGTGCTTTTAATAAACCTTGATCTGTTTGTTTTATTTTAAAAACTTGGTTAGAATATGTTTTATATTCAAAATATATAACCTGCACATTATCATAATTATCATCTTGACCATTGTACTGTCTAGTGTAATTATAACTTGCAGGTTGTTTTTGAATTTCTTCTAGTTCCGCGTCTGTTAAATTTGAAAACTGCTTCTTTAATTCTTGCAAAGACACTGATTTAACTTCACCAACATAATATATATCTTCAAAATTAGGATCTTCAGTATAAGAATAAACTAGGTTAGCAGGATCAACGTAATCAACTGTAACACCTTCTGATAGATTAAAATCTGTTTTAGTAGCACCTATACCAAGAACTGTTAAGTCTTGAGCAACTCTTTTCTTTACTTCTTCGTATCTATTAAATTCTAAAATATTGTCTATAACTTCTTCTTCAGCTATTTCTACAGATTGTTTGTAGTTTAACTGAACATACAAATCTAACTCTTCTTTATTTGTTGGCAACTCGTCAGGTTTAGCAGTCATAAAAAGATCTGCTCCCAAGTTGTTTTTTATAGACTCTAAAACTTTTTTTGCGTTCATATCTCTTAATATAGCCGCAGTGTAATCTGTTCTTTGTTTTTGAGCGTAAGGATCCGTAGCAAATGATTTTATTTTATAACCTTTATCAGTCATACCGTTGACAACGATGTCTACGAACTTAGATAACACAGCAACAGGTTGCCAGTCTAAATTAAGATAAGACAAATCACCATTAGTTGATAATTCATCTTTATATTTTTGAACAGATTGTTCTCCTCTAGCATATAGACGTAATCTGTGAAAGTTTTGCCAGTTGTTACCGAACCTACCACCAGAACCTGCTCCTCGATCTCCTTTGAACCATTCGTTCTCTATAGCTTTAGCAACTTCTGAACCGTATTCATAACTCTGCTTTACTTCGTCCGGTACTACCTGACTTGGGAAAGTGCTGTTTACGCTTTTGTAAATCATTTATCTTTTTATTTTTGAGGTATAACCACTGTTATCGTATCTACCAAAAGAGATTGATACTGGCTTTCTAGTAGCCTTGAAAACAGGTGTGTATTTGTTTTTATTACATGCCATTATAGCTAATCCAGAGCTTATAGTCGCATCAAACTTTGTTCTATTGTTTATGTCAAATTTTGCCCACTCTTCAAGAGTTTTTTGAAAATACATATTTCCATAACCTCTTTCTGTAGCGCCCACAAAATCATTTATATAAGATTCGATTGCTGCGGCATGCGCTTGTTTAATATCTTCACTAGAGTTTGGTATACCACCAATTTCTTTTTCTGTTACTGATAATTTAGAATATATTTTATCAGGTCTATTTATTGAAAAACCTCTGTAGCCTCTTCTTTTAAAATAATACAAAAGCCTAGGTTTATTGTTCTCAGCTAGTATTGGCATTCCGTAAAAAACGCAAGCCATTAATATATCTTCAAAAAACATCTCAGCTGTTTGAGGTCTAGCTATATACTCTAAAAAAAACATATTAACCGGGTGATCTTCCATGCTGAATTTAGTAAGACCGTGCAAAGCTCCTTTAGATCCTCTACTGTCTACTGTTCCAGATATATCGTAGCTGTCACACCCAAAAGCTCCCATATGTTCGTTTCCTGGGTACTTTACTCCATTCTTTACTATTACATGGTTTTGGTGATTTGCAGATGGAATCCAACTTATTAAAAATCTACCATTGCTGTTTGGAGTAAAAACAACTCTAGTATCTTTGACACCGTTCTCCCATTGAAAACTACCTTTAGTAATTAATTTACTATTCAAATACTCTTCGTTGTGATCTATTTGTTCGTATATCTTAGTTAAATTAAACAAAGATAATTTAGCTTCATCTCTAAAAGCGTGTTTTTCTGTTCTAGGAAACTGACGGTAATATTCATTTAAACCATCTTGGTCGTTTTTTAAACCATCTACTTCGTTTTCCCAATGCTCTATTACTCCGTGAGTTATAGGTATTCCGCTTGGATCTACTGTTTCTTTTTTTGGCTGATCGAATACAGGTAATCCATAAGTATCAATGAATCCCTCGTAATTCCATTCCATAGGTATGAACAAAGAATATAACCCTGAGCTAGTCTGCCCATTGCGGTTTCTTTGCGTAACATCTGATGCATAATATAATTTTTTGAAATTACCACCACCTTTTTCTAAAGCGTTTGAAGTAGAACCCATCATACATTTACCTACGATTCTACTACCTAACCTTAGACAGGTTTTTGTAACTCTCCAGTTGTTTAGTATGTTATCAGGTCTTTCCCACTTTCCACTTTCATCGTGTACTAGTAGTTTTAGTTTTTCCCCATCGTACGAGTTGTCCCCTGTGTTTTTCCAGTCAATGGTGGTATCAAGACCTTCAATTTCCTCTTCGACTTGACCTTCGTTGAGTTTTCTTCTCGTAAGCCTGGAAGCTGGAACTCTATAAGCGAGTTCGGTCTTTGGTCTGTCCATACCGTCTTGTATCGGTTTGAAGAAGAACGGGTAATTAACGCTGATAGGTACCACTTTATCTGTGAACATCTTCTTTGCATCGGCACCAGATTTGGACAAAATCCCAAAGCGTGCGTCGGTTGATATTGTTGCCATGTTAACGGTCTCAGCTGAAGCCATGAACGAAAAACCTGACCTTCTGTTCTTGAGATATGACATTCCATAACAACGGATGTCTGCTTTGCAAGCTTCCCAGAATAAGAAGAATATTCTGTTTGATTCCCTATAATCTGCTGCCCCAACATCAATCTTGGCCCACTGCAAGTACATGTAATGAGTACCAGTAACATAAGTTGGCTTGCCATTATTATAGAACCAAAAACCCTTTTCCCTTTTTTCAAACTCTTTGTCAATATATCCATACCATTCTTCTTGAAAATTAGTGGGGTATTTTTGCCAATCAAAAACGCTTTTGATTTTCGCAAGTTCTTTAGGATATTCTAACCTAGACCACATTTGTTCTTCTTTCTTGTCAGAACATTTGTAAACATCTTCTGGAACAGCAGGTAAAGCAATTTTTAAGTTTTGTATCTCTACAATCTCACCTATAGTTCCATCAGAACTTATAATAACCATATCGTGGTCACTATCGTATCCTTTGGCCCACTTTTTATTTCTATTATTTCTTTTTAGTAAAGCAGGTTTTACGTGGTTTTCTATTATCTTTATTAATGTTTGCTTGTACATTATTTAGACCTACCTTCTGCAAAGCCTTTAAAAGACTTTTCCTGTTTAACTTCTTTTGGCTTTTCTTCCAATAGTCTTTCCTCTTCTTCTATTCTACTAAGTATTTCAAAAGCATCGAAAATAGCTAGTTTTTTAGTAGCTGCAGCATTTTTTAATCTATCAGCGGATATATCATCATCTGAATCAACTATCTTTTCTTTAGCTACTTGAATTAACTCCTCAACTGCTTTTTGCCCAGCTAGGATTATATTCCTCTTCGTTTCCTTTGTATTCATACTTTAATAAAATATCATTAGATTCCATACAATAAAGTCGTTGATCATCTACTATAAACTCAAACTCTCTGTTTGGTTTAAAACCTATAAGATCTCCCTCGCTTATTCCTAGCGCTTCTAACGACTTATTACCGATTTTTAATACTCCAATATGCTTTCTCTCTTTATCCATTGAGAAAGGATTGTTATTTTTAATCGGCATTACAAAACACCTAGTACCAATTGGTCTCCATTTATTGTCTCTTTTATATAAGTAGACTTGATCTGGTTGGCAAAAGTATAAGTTTTCTTTAAAAAGTTTACTACTATCAACGGCTTCACCTTTTTGATTATAGTATCTTCTAAACACATTGTGGTGAATAATTATTATGTCACCAACATTTATAGATGAATTAAAAGCAATAGGTACAGAAACAACTTCAGCTTTTCTACTGATAAACTTAAAGTCTTCGATGCTTGAATTTAACATCAATTTCTTATCACCAACTTTTATTTCATTATCATATCTTCCTTCTACAGGTTTTACTATAAAATCGAATACACTTCTCATTAATACTGTAAATCATATTCAACGGATATAGCCATGTTAGAATTAAATTTCTTCCATGGCAATACCTCGTTGTTTTTCTTTATATGTATACTATAAGAGTTGTTAGATTCATCGTGCAGTATATGAGATATTTCATGACCTCCATATACAGACTGGCCAATAGCGTAATGCATTGCGTCATTCTTGTAGTCAGAACCTATACTGATTTTTCTTATAATAGACGACATATACTAAGCTTCTTGTTCTTCTTTCTTAATTTCCTCGAAGCTTCCGTCTTCTAAGTTAATACTGATTGCTCCGTACTTCTTTTCTAAAACTTTCTTGTTGTCTTCTACTTCTTTGTTTAGTTCTTGAATATGAGAGATCAACCCGTGTTTCTGAGCCTCTAACACACCTACTTGAGATAACGCTTGAGTCATTTTTCCTTGGTTCTCTTGAACTAGTTTTAATTCTTCCGCTGTAATCTTGTTTTCCATTTGATTTAATTTAATTGTTTTCATTTATTTATTATCACTTGATCTTTTACCTTTTTCCCAAGTCCTTCCTACGAAGTATGCTCCATATACCGTGATCAATAGCGATTGAAATATGGGTATATATTGCCCCG